CACATGGGAAGGCACGAGAAGCCATCTCCAGAGAGAGAGAGAGAGAGAGAGAGAGAGAGAGAGAGAGAGAGAGGTCTCTCCTCGATGAGCTCTTTTTCTGAGTACCAGTCCTGGTTGCGAGCAGGCAACCTCAGTGAAGGGACCATCGCCTTGCGGGTCCACCACCTCCAACGATTCAGCAAGGCATACGACCTCGACACGGCCACGCCGGAGGTCATCATCAAATGGCTGGAGAATCCGGCCTGGAAGCCAGCGACGAAACTGTCGGCCAGGGCGAGCCTCAAGTCGTATTACCGCTGGGCGATGGAGTCGGGGCGGCTGGACGCTGACCCGACGGCCAAGACGAGGACGATCAAGATGCCGCCGAGGGCCATCAAGGAAGCGCCACAGGATGCCCTTCTCACGGCTCTTGAGGGCGCCCATGAGCGTGACCGGCTGGCGATCATGCTGGCGGCGTATGCGGGTCTGAGGCGGGCGGAGATTGCGAATCTGCACGCTGACCAGATCGGTGAGCGCATGTTGACCGTCACTGGCAAGGGCTCAAAGACGCGGCGGGTGCCTATTCACCCGATGTTGGTGGAGCCGTTGCGGAAGGTGCAGGAGCGGGGCGGCTACGCGTTTCCCAGCGTGGATGGCGGGCCGATTACGCCGGACGCGATGGGGCGGCGTATCGCCCGGGCGTTGCCGGGTAAATGGTCGGCCCACAGTCTGCGGCACTACTACGCGGGCAGCGTCTACCGGGCGTCGCACGATATTCGCTCGGTGCAGCAACTCCTCGGGCACGCGTCTATTGCCACCACGGAGATTTACACGCACATCAACGATGATGATTTGCACGCTGCGGTGAGTGCTTGGGCGGTCTGAAACGCCAGAAAGCGGCCCCCCTTCCCCTTGTGAGGGTTGGGGGGCCGCTGGCGTGTGGGGGCTACTCGTCGTCGTCGTCCTGGTCGTCGTCGGTGTCGTCGTCGTCGATGGTGCCGATGACGCCGTGGGAGCGCAGCTCAGCGATCCCTTCGCTGAAGGCTTTGACGACGTGGAGGGCCATGTCGTTGGCGACGTCGGGGGCGTAGCCGGATACTTCGTCGGCGCTGAAGTTGACCTCGAGCTGTCCGAAGCGCAGGCTCATCCAGAGGCTTACTGGCTGGCTCATGAGTCCTCCCGGCAGGCGTCGAGGGTGAGGGTGTAGCCGATGAGGTCGACGAGGTTGTCGCGGGTGTGGCGGTTGATCTCGCGGGCCACCTTGACTTGGATCATTGCTAGGGCGACCTGCTCGGGGGTCACGGTGATGCCGAAGATGGGTGACCAGAGGTCGGCGATGCGCTGGAAGTTGATGCGGGGGTGGGCGTAGTCGCGCTGGCGGGGCCCGTTGACGACGTGGATGGCGTCGGTGGCGAGGGTGGGGTCGATGGGCTTCACGCAGGTCTCCTAGGCCGCTCGGGTCTGACCGTTTTTGAGCATCTTGTTCCAGGCCCCGCAGTCCTCGCACACAAGTTTCGGCCAGGCGGAGGCCTTGGCGTACACGGTGCCGGCGGGAATGAGGTCGGGGCTGTCGCACGAGTAGCAGTTGCTCAACTCGCCGGACCACAGGCCGAGGTGGGGGAGTTTGATCCAGGCGCGTATCCGCATGAAGAGGGCTTCGGTGATGCGGACGTCGGTGCGGTTGTAGTCGGCGAAGAGCTCCCAGGCTTCGGGGTCGTTGGCGAGGACCCGGTTCCAGAGGGCTTGCCCGCCGGTTTCCAGTTTGGTGTCGAGGCCGAGGCGCTCGGTGACGTAACCGAGCTTGTTGGAGGCGAACTTGAAATTGCGTCGGGTGACCCGATAGAGGTCGATGTTTTGGTAGGGGGAGGGTGGGCCGTAGTCGGCGCTGACCCATTCCCGGTTGAGGTGGGGCATGTCGAAGGTGGCGTGGTTGTAACCGACGACAATGTCAGCTTCGTCGGCGAGCTGCCACATTTCGGCAAGCATTTTTTTGCGGCCGTCGTGGAACTCGGAGAAGAACATGACGTCGGGGGAGTCAAGCCATTTGGCTGCGACGCAGAGGACGCGGCTGGGCTCGATGACTTGGGTGATGCCGATGTTCTGGTCGTACAGGCCCCAGGCGTAGACGACGTTGGGGCTGGTTTCGATGTCGAGGGTGAGCACTTTGGGGTCGTTGGGCTCGAGGGCCATGAGTTCTTCAAGAGATGCCACAGCGGCAAGCCCTCCGTCGGTGGCGCTGGATGGCGTCGGCGCGGACCTTGTAGCCGAGTTCTTGGAGGGCTTCGGCGATGAGGGTGCCGGCGGCGCTGGGGTTAGCCATCGCGGCGGTGAACTTCTCTAGCGTGGCCTTGTCCATGCTTTGCATGGTGAGGTGGACGGTGCAGGCGGGGCCACGCTTGGGGACGTACTGGGGATCGGACAGGGTGTCGAGCAGGGAGGACATGCCGCCCTTTCCGGTTCAGCCTTTGCGACTGAACCATTTTGTGAGCAGGGCACGCCAGCGGTTCTTCGGTGTGCTGGCGAGTCGTGCTACCCGGCGGCGCTCAAGGTCCATGTTGAGGCCGTCGGGGTCGTTCTTCCTGCCTGGCGCGTATTCCTTGTGCCCGATGAGGGCCTTAGTGGGGTCGAGTTTGTAGTGCCGCATGATGGCGGCGGTGCCAGCGCGAAGGCTGGAGATTTGGGCTTCGGGCCAGTCTTCGCCGGTGCCGTGGTCGGTCTCTATGCCGAGGAGGGTGGCGTTGCCGTTGTTGAGCCCGGTGAGTGGGGAGTTGCCGACGCCGGCGTGGTTGCTGCGGCCGGCGGCGTAGACGTACCACTTGCCGTAGCGGTCTACCCAGATGGCGGCGGCGGGTGCCCAGCCGAAGCCGTCGTACATGCACCACCAGAGGGCGCCGGTGGGTCGGGTGCCGAAGCCGTTGGCGTCGATGGTGGCTCGGCCTGAGTCGCCGACGGGGGAGGCGTCGTGGTGCCACATGACGCCGCGCAGCTGCGCATAGCCGCGGTTCTCGGCTCCTACCTGGGCCCAGGTCTTGCCGGCGTACCTACCGGATTCGTACCGCATGGGCACGACCTGGATCTTGGCTTTGCGAAGGACGTTGACGAGGTCGTCAAGCCACACGTCGCTCATCGCTGGTCCTCGTCGTCCTCGAGCCACACGTCGAAGCGGTCGTCGCGCCAGGAGCCGCGACCGAACTCGACGTCGGCGGGGTTGAGGTAGCGCATGGCGGTGGGGAGGGCGGAGACTAGGCCGGCGATGACCCAGGTCTGCCAGGCGCCGAGGTCAATGCTGCCCTTGGTGGACCAGTCGGCGACAGCGGCGGACAGGATGACGGCGCCGAAGACGCGCAGCCAGGAGGCTAGGGGGCTGGTGGCGAACCATTCACGGAATGTCATTTCGTGTCCTTCTCTAGGTGCCAGGTGATGTGGTCGTCGAGCCGCTCGCGCAGGTCTCGGACGTCGGTGTGCAGAACTTGGGTGCGTTCCTCGATGCGGTCGACGGCGTCGCGGAGGCTGGTGCCGCCGTTGCGGCGCAGCTGGGAGGAGATGTCGTCGAGGCGCTTATTGAGTGCCCCGGTCAGGAGGCGGTAGAGGGCGACGAGTCCGCCTGATATTGCGGTAACGGCGACCACGATCGTCGCGGCCCACAGCAGGAAGTCGTCGATCTGCGGCGTGTCCACTCTCTAGCTCCTGGGTAACTGGAAGGGGTGCCCCGTCGCAGCACGGGTGTTTGGCCTTGCACGCTGGGCAGAGCCAGCGGGTCTGTGTGGGCTCAAACTCGTGATCGCAGTAGTCGCAAGTCAAGACGCCTCCCCGGACATGGCAAAGCCCCCGAGGTCATCGGAGGCCTGGCGTCAATTGGCAAGTTATTGCCGCCACGAGTCGGGCGGGGCGTCGTCGCAGGGCCACGGTTTCTGGCAGGCGAGGCAGTAAACCCAGCGGTCGGGCGGTAGTTCTAGGACGAGGCTAGGCCGATGCGTCGAGGGTGAGCTGCTCATCCTCGGGCTCCGTTGCCGCGACGCGATCTAGGCGGGCTTGGATCAGCGGCAGGTAGTCGGCTTCCCGCTCAATGGCGACGACGCGGAAGCCCTCCAGTAAGGCGGCCTCGACGGTGGTGCCGCTGCCCGCAAACGGCTCAAGGATCACACCGTCCGGTGGGGTGACTAGGCGGCAGAGCCAGCGCATGAGGGTGAGGGGCTTGACGGTGGGGTGGGCGGTGCCGTCGACCTTGGGGCGCTCGCGGGCGGGGGCTTTGGCGACGTAGAAGAAGCGGGAGGCGCCACCGCTGTCGTGGTAGAGGGACTGCGCTCGGCGCGGATTGTCTTTGCCGTTGCCAAAGACGCCCCCCATTTTGCCTTTCGCTCCGCCTCCCGACGCAACGTTGCCGCTTTGCTGGTCAAGCTCGGCGGCCTGGTCCTCGTCCAGCACCACGTTCGCAGGCCACCGGCCAGGCGGCACCGGTATCTTGCCATCGGCGTAGGCATCCTTCATGCCTTGCGAAAACTGACCCGCAAAGCCGTTGGCGCCAGCGGCGCCGCTTGACCCCATGCGATTCCATTGCTCCTGGGTCGGCTTGTCGGCGTCATTGGCGTAGGCGATCCGGCAGGCGTCAATGTTGAGCGCCCCGGTGCCGTGCTCTAGGACGTTCGCCGCGACCGTCCCCACTAGGGGCTTCCTGGCGACGACGATGGGCTCGTGGGCGGGCTTGAGTGCCGTCCCCCAACCCGACCATTCACGGGCCGCGTCGGTAACCGGCTCAGGCTTGACGTACTCGCTCGGCTTGACGGAGGGCCGCAGAGTCATAACGCCCGTGGCGGAGTCAAGCATTCCCTTGCCCTCGTGCTGAAGTGCTCCTGCCGCCTTGTCGATCGCCTTGGACACGTCCAGCGACTTAGGGAACCCCGACCCGTACATCCAGGCGATGCTGTCGCGGACCTCAAAGCCGGCGTCCTCAATGGCGCAGGCGAGGCGGTGCCAGGTGCGGGTGCCACCGAAGGCGAGGAGGTGCCCGCCAGGCTTGAGGACCCGCAGGCACTCCACGGCCCACAGCTCTGCCCACTTCTGGAAGGCAGCCATCCTGGTCGGCGTTCCGGCTGGCTGCTCATAGGACCAAATGGGGTCCGAGCAGACGCAGGGCGAGCCCGAAAACTCACGCTTGCCGCATGTTTGGCAGCGTCGAAACGTGGGCCGCTGCATGGAGTAGGAGACGCCGTGGCGGCTAGATGGCTTGGACTTGTCGTCTTTGATGTTCTTGCTGGTGTCGGCACGTTCGCCGTGGTACTTGGTCCGCTCTGGGGCGAAGCTGTCCCACTCCTTGCCCATGAACTCCAAGCCATAGGGCGGGTCTGTGACGACGGCGTCCACCGAAGCGTCGGGCAAGGCCCGCAGAACCTCAAGGCAGTCGCCGCTGTAAATGGTGGCGCGGTCGTCGTGGTGCCACGGCTCCATGTGTCTCCCCAAATGGAAACGCCCCCGACGGTGGTCGAGGGCGTGCGCGAGGTTCTATTCGGTTATGGGCGTACTACTCCACGGGCAAGGGTGGCACGGTGGGCTGACAGTCAGTAACTCTTACGTTAGGGACTGGCGTAATCAATCCCTAGGTTCCGAACATGCCGCACGTCGGGCAGCGCCCGTCCGCACGGGTGAAGGGCAGGTCGCAGGCTAGACAGAAACTCACGGCTCGACGGGCCACACGGCCTGTCGCGGGTCCGTGGTGTTGTCGGGGAGGTCGCGCAACGACTGCCTGTACGCCTCC